CTAAACCATCCATATTTTCTTGTAGAGTTTGTGTATCTATAATTCCTTGTTGTTTTAATTGCAAACCAGTAATAATTTTTTGTGCTTCATCAAACCCTGCCATAACACCATAAACTCTACGAGTTTCATAAACCTCTGATATATCAGATTCTGGTGTATAGCTTTCTTTAAATGCTGTTCCTTTGTGCCTACCTGCAATAGGTTTACGCACTTTACCAAACATCATCTCATCATATTCAAGTCGTTTAGCATCCATTTCTTCTAAAGCATCTTTAAGAACTGTTTGATACTCTCTAACGTGTAGTGATGCAGATTGTCCTAATTCCTCTAGTCCTCTACCAGTAACAAATGCATTTGGAGATTGTCCATCATCTGATACAGGATATGCTGCACCAAGTCGCAAGTGTCGCTCTAGTCTATCTACTTGTTGAAATAATTGGTATGGTAGATTATTGACAGGCTTCGACACTTGTGAACCTGGAGTTAAATAGTTAACAGAATATCTGCCTTTTCTATACTTACCTGATTCAATCTCACCAATTATGTTTGTTTCTGTAAATACTGCATCTTCCATAGCAATAGTTCCAAGAATATTAATCTTTGCCATGTTTGCCATAAGACCTGTAATGTGTTGAAACTGTGATTGCATTTGGTCAAAAGCATATCGTTTTGCAACAATAAACGCAGGACCTGACTTTAGTATGTTTGGTATAAAATCTATTATCTTTTTATTTTCTGGAAGATATACGTATGTTCCTTCTTTGTCATAATATTGAACTAATACTTTTCCATGTCCTGTAGAGTTAGCCCAACTTCCTGCTCTATCTGTACTATCTAATAATGCAGAGTATGGGTTTTGAAAACCTGTGTTATCTTCCTGTGCATAAATATATGCTTTAGCTTCTGGATATTGTTCAGCTAATATTCTATGTGGAACTCTACGTATAATTGCTAATTCATCAGGTTGTTGGTCATTACCAAATGTTCCTGGATAACAAGTAAACGAATTCTGTAGTTCTCCATATGGATATGGATTGTTATCTTTATCTCTTCTATGTCCTATTGTCCAACAAACAAAACCATAACCAGGTAACCATCTTGCTGCTTGTGGTAATTGTTTATCTAACTTTTGAAATTTATCATAAGCTGTAACAATTCTCTCTAGCTTTTCTGATTTCTTTTTAGCTCTCTCACTATCTTTTTCATTAATGATGTCAACTTTTAAATCAGGACTTCTACCTAGTTTTTGTGCAAATCTCTCTAGTGCAGTTAAAAATAAGTTAGGTGCAGGTAACTCGTGATACTCTACATTCATTGTATTACCTAGCAACGCTTTTACTGCTGCTTCTCCACCATTCATAATGTCACGAATCCTAGACCTATCAATCATTTGTTCTTGATTAATAACTCTTAGGTAATCTATTCTGTCGTATAATTTATCGCTATCTAATGGCATTTATCTCCAATTATCTATATCTATATTACTAGGTTCGTACCCTGAAAAGCTAGGACTATAATCGTACCCTAACTCTGCAAAGCGTTCTTTTTGCATACGCCTAATTGCCCTCATTGGAAACCAACTAGCCATAACAATATCAGTCTTTGTACCCACGCTCTTGCTTTTATTCTTAGCAGAACTAAAGTACACTAACTGACTTGTATATAAGTTTACCTTCTCTTGTGCTTCAAAGCTAAGATATGGCAAAGAAATATTTTGTTCTTGAAACATAGGTCGCATAGCTGTAACACCATAAATTGGGTCAAACTTATTTTTATGTGTTTCGTGTCCTTCTAAAAATATACCATGCCTAGATGCGAACTCTCTAATACTTTTATCTTGTCGTATTGCTTTCTGAAAACCATTTTCCTCAATAACCCAATGTGATAAATTATATTTAACCCACCACTCTTTCATTATTTCTAACGCTTGTGGAATACCACCACCTAAGTTGTTGTTCATATCTACCATATGCAACTTGTTAGTTACTGAATCGTATGCCCATAAAAACGCAGCTTGATAACCTGTAGATGCAGGGTCTAATCCTGCTATAAGTCTTGTACCTTGTGGTACGTGTCCAATATCTCTTTTTTGGTCACGACATTCCTCTATCTCTACTCTATCAAATAAAGCTAATCCATCAGGCATAGCTACATTAAGATAAACCATTTCGTATATAGCTCTACCACCTGTAGTTTCTGCTGCTCTCTTTCTATCCATTAACCACTTGTATGTTCTTTTTCCACCCCACAACATACAATCTACGTGTTCTTCTTCATTCCAATCTGGCAAGTTACAAGCAGTATCATGTGCTTCTTCTACAGTTGTAGTCCAACTTTGGTTTTCTAAAAGATGTGAATACAAATCATCATAATGCTGTCTTGAACCGATAACGACCATAGCTGTATGTTCCTCTTTACGAGATGACAAAGTTGTTGTCCACCAACTTCTAGTGTTCTCTCTTGATGAAGGTTGCATAGTAGAGTTATGGTCCTCAATATCATCTGCAATAATTAAATCACAGTCACGAGAAAGTATCTTACCACCTCTACCAATGCCAACCATTGTCGGTGACTTAATACCAGTAACTGTTCTCGTACCTACAGTAAAACCATTTTGTGACCAAGATTTACCTGTACGAGATGTAGGTTTAAATTTTGCACCAGGTCCACATATTTCTTCTATCAGTAACTCGTTACTTTCTAGTTGGTCAAGTACAGAACCTACTGCATTCTTAGCAATTTCTTCGTTACCACCTACCCATAAAATACGTATGTTTGGATTTTTACAAATAAGCCATACTGCAAAATGAATTAACAAATCTGTTTTACCATGTCGTGGTGGAGAAAGTATCATGTGCTGTCCACCATTATCTATAGCATTCATAATCTCACTTATCCATTTGCGATGAAAGTCTGGTGTTTCGTATGCTACACCTTGTTCTGTCTGAAAGTACCTCTGTCTAAAATCATCAAAATCTGCTAATGACTTTTCTGCTACTTGTGGTAATGACCAGGTATCTTGTTCTTGTTTTGTTTTTAAATCTTCTATGTATGCAGAGTATGCCATAGATACTGCACCTTGTGTTGTGCCTAATATATCTGCAACTTCCTGCATTGTAATTTTTTTTGTATAGATATCTGCAGCTAAACCTGATTCGACTATGTCGTTATAGACTTGTCCTCTACGTGCTTGTACATTTGTTTTCTGACTAGGTATTTCTAGTACATCATCTTCTTGTGTCCACTCTTTACCTGCTTTTCTAGCACGTTTCTTTTGCATATTAATTCTGTTAGAACAACGTGTAGAACAAAACTTACGCCTCTTAGGTGGTAGTGGTCTATGGCAACCTGCTGCGTAACATAACTTTTTATCTACCATAATTCCTACACTCTTTATTCTTGCAAACTACTTTGCTATCTACAATACTTAAAACTTCTCCACAAACAGGACAAGTTAATTTAATACTCAATTATTTTTTCTTACGTTTAGCTTTATTTTTTTTACTATTAGGAAAACCTTTTTGCATTTCTCTATATGCTTTAGGACTAATAGTAGAGTTCTTTTTTGACCTACTTGTTCCTGCTTTTTTTCTTTTATTAATATTTTCGTATAAGCTCATAGTTTTCCTTACCACATCTTACAAGACCAGTGTCTAGGTGTAGTCTTGTCTGTTGCTGTATCGCATTTATGTCTAGCTCTAAATTATTTCCTAGCTTCTGGGTCATCTTTGCGTATCTCCATATTAGGGTCACCAAACATAACCTTTTTTACTCTGTCACCATCTTTAACATAAACTTTAAATTTTTTACGACCATATCCAGGTTCGCCTTTTTTAATCCTAGAAGGACTATCTAACTTGACTGATTTACCTTGATACTCTGCCATTACATCTTCTTTTTTGTTTTTGCATAATATGCTTGTACTTGTTTAAGGGTCATTTTCTTACCACTAGGTGAATAATAATACTTACCTCGTTTAGTAAAAGGCATAATTACATCTTTTTTGTTTTTTTCTTACCACTTTTTTTAGCGTAAGATTTTTTCTTACCATATTTATTTATAGGCATTTACAAAGCACCTTTTCTTTTAACTTGTTGTCTTTTTTTATGCTTTTTATATTGTGGTGAGTTTGCTAAACCACTTAAAACATTTTGTTTATTTTTTTGTATTTGTTGTGAATTTTTTAAATAAGGACCTACAAGTGATTTAGTATAATTAATTTTATCTTCTCTATCTAATTTATCATACACACCTTTACGCATTGTGTTATATTTTCTTTTAACCATATTAACTCCTGTATTGCTTCTTCTTACTATAACACAAAACCCTGCCGAAGCAGGGTCTTGTCGTACAGTCTGTCCATTTACTGTTCATGAAAGAAAATGAAAAATCAAATCAACCTTATCCATACATAACAATCCTAGAACTGTCTCGTGATGTTTAAGCTATCTTTCTTTTCATATCTTTACGCATACCTCTATTCGTATCTAGGATTTTCCTAGATACGAATAGTATAGCTACCCCCCGAATTAACTAGTGTGT